CAAATTGTTTGAATCATTAAAAAGTCTCCAGAGGCTTTGACCTCCACCCTGAACAAAAACTCTGTTTTCTTTGTCAAAGTGGACCTTAGATTCCCAAGAATCTCCATCCATTCCGTGGTCTCTAATGGTAATATGTTCTGGAATTTTTTTAGGATTGTCTTCAGTAAACCTATTGAATAAACTTAGACAGTCTGGATCATTAATAATATTGTTATTTCTATTTATAAAATGTACTATAATCATTCCAAAAAGAGGGTGCCCCTTATAGATTTCATTAATACTATCTAGTACATATTTATAATAACTAAAGATAATGTCTCTTTCTTGTGCTTGAAATGATCCAAAAGAGATATAAATTACATTTTTGTCTAAGTCATATACTTCACTTATGTCTGACCAGGAAAGGTTGTTTGGCATAAAATTTCTTGATATATGAATCTTTTTTTGTTCTATTGACAATGCTATGTCTTCTCTTGTTATTTTGGTCATAGTTAAATTATATCATATAAAAGAGCAGGCTATAGGCCTTCTTGGGTCAGCCAGGCACAGAATTCCCCATTATGATATAATTAAAATATGAATAGTAATAAAATAATAAAAGGCCCATTGCTTACTGATGAGGAGAATAGTTACGGGTACGATGAGATTGAAATGGCAAGGCCTATATCTCAAAATCAGTTAAATGGTGCAAGAGTGTTTAACTCAAAATACGAGTACGCAAAAACTTTAAGTAAAAACCTATCATATTTAGAAATAGGTGTTGGATGGGGAAATTCTGCTCAGATGTTTATAAATGAAACAAATGCTATAAGTGCAGACCTTGTAGACTTATATGATAATGCTACAGGGGTAATACACCCAGGCGGTAAGGCACCAGAAGACAGTTCAATAACTCATGAACAACACATAAAAAATAAATTTTCTGATTACCCTGGTGTAAACACTATAAAGGGAGACGGAAGACATGTATTGACCACTTTGAATAAAAAATATGATCTTATTCTTTTAGACATAGGAAGAGAAAGACTAATGACAAGAAAACTCATAGCGGATTCCTCTAAGTTAATTAATATTGGCGGGATTATAGGATTAACATCTTATATGAACTATGATAGTATTTTGTATGAAGGACATGTAGGAATATATCAAAGCGTAAATGAGTTTTTATATTTAAACAAAAATTGGTCTGTTGATGCTATAGTGTTGCATGATCTTGGATTTCATGAAATATATATAAAAAGAAATATATAGATAAATATATTGACATAGAAAAGCAGGCCTGCCAAATAACAAGCCTGCCAGTCTATAGTAAAATTACTTTACTTGGTTATTTGTTCTTCCGCCACCAGATGACTTCTTTGCAGGAGCCTTCTTTGCGGTCTTCTTAACAACCTTTGCAGACTTAACTGCCTTATCAACTTCTTCAACTGAAGGCATTCTACCGAATGCTGTGTCTGAAGGGTTGGCTGCTCTCAATACAACGGGCACAAGTGCTCCAAGTAGTGAGTACGCTAGTGTCTGTGGATCTGTTACTCCAGATGCATACAACGCTGTTGCTGCACCAAGAACTGATCTTCCGTATGACGCTAATACTGCTTTGATTTGTTCGTTCATTTTTTCCTCCTAGGATATTACTTTGTTAGTTCTGTATAATGACTTATACAGACATCTCTAATTTGTGTTTCAGTTGCATATAGTTTTTCTGCTTCAATTTCACAGTCCAAGACATGGCAATAATAAAAAGCATTATGTGACAGATCTTCGTATGACTTGAAAATTATCATCTAACAAGCCCCAACACTGGCCTTTCAATGCTAGATCCATTAAATTTGAACCATTGAGTAGCAGAATATCTTTCTTTCATTTTATTTTCAAGAACTTCGTGCCAGTAGTCTGAGTTGCTTGGAAACATAACAAAACTATTAGCCTTTGGCTTAATCTTTAAGTTGTGATCCATAAAGTTGATCTCTCCGCCTTCGTAGTCATCATTGATGTAATATATTACTGCAAAGTCTCCTGCAGTATCTGCATGCTCATTCATCTTATAATTTTTTTCAAATCTAACTAAAGGAGTGTTTTTATTCTTGAAAGAATATAGATCCACATTATAAAAATCTACACACTTTTGATACGCAGTTATAAAAACTTTATCTAGAATATTACTAATCTCTTCTGGTATTTCGCTTGGTGGCAAAACCTTAACACCCCAAGGTTGAGTTCTCCAGGGCTCTGCATTCTCTGCATAACTAAGCAGTCGTCTATGATCCTCTATAGACAGAACATTTTCTGCAATATGTATATTTTCTACAGAATTTCCTATATTTGAGTTTGTCATATGTTATCCGTACCATTCTGATTTTTTGTTAAAGGTCGATCCAGTAAACTGAAACCACATGGCGGAACTATATCTATGATTACCAACAACTGTAAACACTTGATGTTCATAGTTTTCATTGCCAGGGAAAAAAATTAGACTGTTGGCTTTTGGTTTAATTGTTAAACTGTGGTCTGGAAAATGAATCTCTCCACCTTGATAGTCGTCATTAATATAGTAAACTGACGCAATATGATTTAATTCTGCTGACAGAGTATCTGTGTGAATAGGCAAAAAGAAACCTGGCTCAAATCTAACTACGTATAGTTTTGGAATTGAAGGAGGGTCTATATCTACACCATAAAAATCTGTAGACTTTTTATAAACCATTTCAAATATTTTTTTTAAGATTTCACGGACATCGTTAGGAAGGAGGTGTGATTCGACTGTCCAAACAAGCCATGGTTGTTTTTCCCAAGAGTCAGTATTTTTTGCATACTCAAGCAAAATCTCGTGCTCTTCTTTAGATAGTACATTTTCTATGTACTGTATGTTTTCTGTAGAACCACCTATTTTTGCAACATTGGCTAAGTATATTTCATCTTTTTCGGAAGGGTTTTCGATCATGTATCTATTTTACCATAGTCTTCTGGTAGTAGTTTTTTTAGTTCTTTGTAGGCCCCAGAAATTTTCTTCATTGAGTGGTAGTGTGGAAATGCTGAGCCCACTATCCCATACTCATCAAAATAAACAATTTCGGGCTCAATATCAATGATAAACTTATTTAATGATTCTTGCACATCATCAATATACTGGTAGGCCCAATCCCTGGAATCTGAAACAAATTTTAAAAATGCTTCGTTGGACTGTTCTTGATCTGTTTTATTTTCATCATTCATAGACTGCTGCATAAGCAAAAGGTTTAGGGTGTTTGCAAGGATTATCCTATTCTTCTTTATTTGCACAACATACAAAGAAAGAAAAAGACAGGTCAAAAAAACAAATATTCCAACAAGTACTGACTCAACCATAGTTCTTATCTCTCATTTGGCGAAGCGTTGTTGGTCCTAAAAATGTAGAGCCAGCAAAGGCAAAACCTCATAGGAAAAGTATATCTAAATCCTCTTGAAACTTCAAGTACTCCATGAATATAGTTTTCGTTACCAGGAAACATAATTAAACTATTTGACTTAGGCTTAATACTTAAGTTGTAGTCTGGAAAAATTATCTCTCCTCCTTCATAGTCATCATTAATGTAGTACATGCACACAATGTGTTGATGTTTTTGAGCGTCTGTGTCTACATGTGGCTGCATCTTGCTTCCACTGCTCCACTTTGTTAAAAGATATTGACTTAGAAAGGCATCACTTACCTCTATATCATAATAATTCATACATTTTGATCTAGCAGTTTCAAATATTTTTTTTAAAAGTTTAAGAGTGTCTTCTGGAATTGAGTCTTCCTGAGTTCTTTCTGTGGTCCATGGCTCTTTGATCCAAGAAACTTGATCAGGATTATTTACAAAATTAGATAATGCTTGATGTTCTTCATTAGATAAAAAATTATCTACAACATATACGTTTTTTTCAGAACTTCCTAATTTAGCAACATTTTTTAAATAGATCTCATCTTTTTCTAAATCAAGTTGTTTCCTAAAATCTTCATTGTTTATCATTCTTTTCCTCCTTCTCTTACTAATAAGACGATAGCCCCGCTATCCTCCAAAGCCTTCTTAACACGAATCATGTACTCTATTGCTTCTCTTTTCATCTCTACTGTCTCCAAAGACATAAAATCTTTTTCTTTAGCCTTTACAGTTAAGAAATTGTCATTGTCTATGATCTGTAAAGAAAAATTTTTAGGACAGTTTACAGACCGAAAGGCCCTTTTCATTGCATCAGTATACATATCACTCCATTGTTAACGACTGCCAAGTTTTACCCCAGTCAGTCTTACTCTTATGGCTAGAAAACTCTTTGGAAACTTCCCCATTTTCTAAGTATACACCACCCCAAACGCCCCACTCCTTGCCTGAAATTCCAACAGAGAAGCACTCTTTCCTTACTGAGCATGATGAGCACAGGGCATCTATCGCTGGCCTAAGAAGTTCGTCTTCCTCGTACTTGTCAAAAAATAGGTTTGTGTCATAGTCTAAGCAGACTGCTACATCTTTCCATTTATGTTTGTTCATTTACTTCACATACTTATCTGGAATTTCCCACCCTTGACTAGAAGGAACAAACTCTTTTTTCATTTGCCACTTATTGTTTTTGTATATACCAAACTTTGAAAAGTATGCTTTTTCTGATGGAAATGTTTCTACTACAGTCCATCCATCCCAAGACAGTTGCTTGTTGTTGGTTACGATTGATTCCATAACACTTAAAGAATTAATTATCTTCATATTGTTTCCGTTCTGTTGTGTGCTTTTGCACAGGTTATGTATACAGCCTTAGAAGTTGTATACGTTTGTATTTATATTATTTAGTTTTGATAAATGAACAATCTTTGAAATAGGCTCTTTTGGATTAGAAAGAAAAGCAAAGTGATTTATATCTTTTATATTTTCTTCTAACCATTCAGAAGTAACCTTAAAGAACTTAATATTCTTTTTTCTTGACTTCATTCCTCTTTCAGATAAGTTTGCAAACTCCATAGCCATCATGTTAATGTTGTTTGGCCCTGCAGAATAGATGATAAAATCTTTGTCTTGTTCTTCTAATTCAGAAAGGGCAACGGCCATTGATCTGAGGAATATATTGTAGTTATCAAAACTACTTGTCCCCTGAACCCCTACTATCATCGTTAATCCCTTCTCTTAGTTTATCCATTATGAACAGCATCTTATCTAATTGTACCTTATCCATGTGTATCGTGTCAACTTCTTCTGCAGACTCTTTGTCAATTGACTGACCATCTATTGGCGCTCTGTAAAAGATGTTGTCTTTGATCCAGTATGCTTGGTTATCCAATATGATAACCTTTACATTGGTTTTGTCATAATGCTTTCTCGACTGTGTCTTGTTTATTATTTTCCTTGAATACTTTTTACCGCTATTAAACCTATGAAGAAGCATAGATTGACTGACTATGTTATGATTTCTTTTATCTATTGATGCAAAAACATATGTAGCCAAAACTAATAGGATAGTTATAGTTAACCCAGCAGCACCATACCAATTATTCATAAAGTCCTCCAGTATTCATTCTATCACTTTTTTTCTGAAAGAACTCTTATTATCTCTTTAATAACAATTTGCTCATCTTTTTCTAGTGAGTTAATTGCATCTATATCAAATGCCTTTTCAGCCAGTTTAACCATAGGATCTTCGATAGTGACATCCATATCTATAAAACCCTTTTCCCATAACCTCATTGTAGTTTCTGAAAAGTAAGATGATATTTCTTTACTTAGCGCTGGGTCAATATTTTTTAATATGCTGGTTGGCTTATATAGAGGCTCACCAGTTTCTGTATCAACTCCAGCAAATTCAAGACCACCAATATCCACAAGCCTTTGTATTTCTTCATCTTCAAAGTTCATAGAATATTTCCTTTTCTTTTATGTTTGTTGCCCAAATAGGCATTGATATTCTTTCACCAGAAAAAACCTCTGTTATTCTGTGCACTTCTCTAGAGTCAAAAATAACAAGACTTAGCATTTTTGGTTTAATTGTAAGACCTCTATTCAGAAAATCCAGATGACCTCCATCAAAATCTTCGTTTAAATAAACAATACCGCTTCTAAATAAATGTTCTGCGCCTTTATGGTTATCTGCATGCTCCGTAAGAATGCTTCCTGGTCCCAGCATGAGCAGAAAGAGTGATGCTAAATACAAATCTTCATCGTCGTTAAAAAAAAGATTACACTCTGTTAAAAACTTATCAGAGTATTTTCTTAATAAATGCAGGACTTCTGAATGATCTGAAAATGTATTTCGTTCTGGTATGTGTGATTCATACCTCATCTTATTCTCAACTCTATGCCTTATAGGTGTATAGAATTTGCTTTTGTCTGAACAGTTATCTTTTATATAACTTACAAGCGTATTAGCATCTTCTAGAGTTATAAAATTTTCTACTACATTTATTTTAAAATCTGTCATCACTTTCCAGACTTTTTCCTAGCCTTTTCTAGTGCTGTAAAATCCTTAACCTTTGTGTCACCTAGATATCCCCAGGCATAACCATCATTGATCATCATGTCGTTAAGGGACACTGTGTCTCCATTGACATATACCCAGCCCAAAATACGACCATATTTTTCAGATGAATCCATCTTCTCAGTCTTAATTACAACAGACTTGGCATCCTTTAGAGCCTTCTTTAGGTACTCTTTAGATTCAAGGCCAAGAGCCTTCTCTTTAAGATCCTTTGTGCGAGACTCAGGGGTATCAATACCAGCCAGTCTTACACGGGATTGAAACAAAATGTCAAACCCTAAATCAATAAGAACGTCAATGGTATCTCCATCTACTACATTCTCTACTTTTCTTACATAGTATTCATACATTATTTTCTCCCCCATTGTATATAGTTCCATCCACGCTCATGTGCGTAGTATAGAATAAAGTTAATTGTATTTGTCAATACCGTGACTTTTAGCGCAGCAATCTCTTCACCAGTGATCCAGTATGCAGATACAAATGTAGTTATTAGTGCAACAACTCTCCATGTTAATGATTTTATTAATGATCTTGATTTAGAAACTATCACGAAAGTATCTCTGGTCCTGGCCCAGTTTGAATTGATGCCCTTGTTCCGTGCCAATAAATTCTTCCATCGCAAGCCATATTCATTTTTTGATCTTCATCAACAACACTTGACTCCCCATAGGTATACCCGTGAATCTCAATATGGCTGGCAAGCATTTCTTCTCCATCAACTATAATTCTCCACTTTAATGGACCACCATTGTTTTTGGTATTATATCTAATCTGAATGTGGTGGTTTGGTTTAAAGAACCACTGCTTAAGTTTATCCAGCATATCTGTCATCCGTTCTTTGTAGTGTCTTTCTAATAATAGATGATGCTGTTGACTTAAAAACAAATGGAATAAATGCATGAACAAGGCATGCTAATGATGCCTTCAATAAAGAAAAAACTACAAGCAATGCCTCAAATAGGTGTGCAAAATAGTTCTCTTTCATATCTTTTAGATGACTCATATACCCATCTCCTTGCGCTTTTGCGTGGCCGAAATAGCATGGATGTCTGCACCCAAATCTACTTGTTCAATCTTGTATCCTACATCACGACCATATACAATATTGGTAATGTTAGGCAGTCTTAATACTAATGCTCCATCCATAAAATCGTCCTTGGCAATATATTCTTTTACCTGATCAAACTTAAGTGGATCTTTCTCGCTTGTGTTGTATGTATTGCGTACACCAAGAAGTACCTGGTCTGTTCTCTTTCCCGCCTCTTTATAAAGAGCATGGTGCCCTTCATGCCATGGCTGGTATCTGCCAAGCATAAGGGTTGTAGGTGCAGACCAATCGTGAAGACTAAACTTATCAATGATGTGAGATGCCTTTGCTTCTGCATCTAAGTTGTGACTAATAAAAGAAACATCTGCATTGGTTGGTCGTTCAAACATTTTGTTTGTGTCTTCGAACCTACCCTCAGCAATAGTGTCCATGAATACCAAGATATCTGGCTTGCCAAATGCTGCACGAGTTAGATCTGTTGGACAAACAAAGTCTACAATTACGGGAGCGACACCTTGCTTTGCAACAAGACGAGCCATCTCACCCATACGTCTTGCTTGCTCTAACCTATCTTCTGGAGTAAATCCTAGGTCTGAGTTTACTGTAGCACGAACTTCATCTGCATTAAGATGAATAGCGTTAATGCGTTCTTTTAAGGCTTTTGCTAGTTCAGTTTTCCCTGATCCTGGTAGCCCAATAATCTGAATAATCATGCGTGTGGCTCTTCCTTTGCTTTATTTTCAATCAACTTGTCTCTTTCGTCAATAACAGTAATGGCAAAAGACATCATTTTCTTATAACCTTCTGGGTTATTCATAATTTTATTATAGTGGTGGCCACAAAACATAAGGTCTCCGTTTAGACCAGTAATCTGAACCAAAGCCTCTGCATTACATTTGTCGCAGCGATCCTTTGGGGATAATTGCCACTCTTGTTTTACTTCATCTTTTATCATTGTAAACACATTGTACTCCTATTTTGACTGTTAGTTGAATAAAATTTTACTACATTATTAATTATACACCCAAAAGGCAGCATTGTCAAACTGCTATATAGATTTTAGGTTTAAAGATTCCTCAATTATCGTACTAGTCATTCTGTATCTTTCGTCCAAAATGTCATAAAAATCTTCATATTTTGATCCGTTGCTATAATATCGATAATAAATTTTTCTAAAGTGAAAATTGCAAAAAAACATAGTGTCTCCGCTTTTGTCTGTTACCTTAACAAATGCTTCTGCAGCACAGCCATTTGCTGTGTTGGTTGTACGGCCCTTGTTACTTGTTACAAAACAATACTTTCCTAGTGTTTCTGTTGTTGTTACATTTTTTGCAAAGGTTTCTTTAACTCTTTCTCTTTCATCAATAAGAACAGTTTCTCTTTTATCGATTAAGCCATTTTCATCATAGTCAATATAGTTTCCATTAAATTTTTCATAATGATAATGGTAGTCACACAAAAATTTATTGCCATGCGTCCCTTCAATATATACATAGGCTGGTGCAACACAAGAAGTGCTGGGCCTTTTTAAAAATTTTGTAATATGTGCTGTTTTTTCTGGCATTATCATCATTGCATCAAAGGCCTGGCATATTTGATTTCTTGGTATATTCATTATCATTTTCTTTCTTTAGATGTATGTAAGCATGTTTGCTTCTTCAGCAATGCTTATTGTCATCCTAGACCTTTCATCTACTATTTTGTGAAAATCTTCATATCTCATTCCATTGCTAAGAAATCTATAATAAATTCTTCTGTAATGAAAGTTACAATAAAAAATATCTGCTTCAAAATTATCAGGATTTATTCTTGGATTAAAGTTTAATTTGCCAACAACTTTTGCACTAGGATTAATTTTTACCAAAGCATCACCAGCACAGCCAGGATTTCCTACGTTATACAAATTAATCAAAGAACACTTATGCCCTAGTGTTTCTGTTGTTGTTACATTTTTTGCAAAGGTTTCTTTAACTCTTTCTCTTTCATCAACTATATATTGTTGAATTTCTTTCCAAGAGTGATCAGGTGCTGAATATGCTATCCTGTTCATGTATATCTCATAATAGTAGTGAGTGTCACATAAAAATTTTTTACCGTGTTTTCCTTCTACATAAACATATGCGGGAGCAACACAAGAGGTATTTGGTTGCTCCCTAGTGTTATGTTTTTTTAGTACTTCTTCTGTCTGTATCATTCTAGCATCAAATGATTGACATAATTGGCCTTCTGGAATTTTTGTTATCATGATTAAACACACATTATATTCAGGGCCTGTTCAGCAATTGTCTGAGTCATCCTAGACCTTTCATCTACTATTTTGTGAAAATCTTCATAGATAATTCCAGCATTATAATTTCTATAATAAAATTTTCTAAAATGAAAATTACAATAAAAAATATCTTTTGAAAAATTATTGGAATCTACTATCACAGTAAAGTTTACTTTGCCAGGAACATTTTTAGTTGGACTAACCTTTACAAAAGCATCAGAAACACACTTAAAGTTTTTGTTAGAAGAGTTGAGAACTGAACACTTGTATCCTAGTGTTTCTGTTGTTGTTACATTTTTTGCAAAGGTTTCTTTAACTCTTTCTCTTTCATCAACTATATATTGTTGAATTTCTTTCCAAGAGTGATCATCAACTGGGCTGCATTGGTAAGTCATAAATCCTTCATAATAATAATGATAGTCACATAAAAACTTTTTACCATGTATTCCTTCTATATAGACATATGCAGGAGCAACGCAAGACAGGCTTGGTTGTTCTTTGGCATTATGTCTGTCAAGTATTTCTTGAGACAAATGCATTTTTGGATCAAATGATTGGCAGATTTGCATTTCTGGTATTTTTGTTATCATTTTTTCCTATTGTCAGTGGAATAAAATCCACTACCGCTAAAAACTGCTCCGACATTAGAGTATACACGAACCAGTGGCAGAGTGCAAAAATCACACTCATACCCTGGATCGGCATCTTTTATACTACGAACCTTGGTATAGTCTTTGTTGCATGACTCACATATATATTCGTAGGCTGGCATTACTTCTTTTTCTTTTCTTTTACAGTCCAGATTGGTGCATTGAGTTTATCTCCGCCCCATTCATATCCAAGTAGTTTTACTACTGCTCTAATTATTTTAATACGCATTACTTCACCCTGTTTCCAAATTTTGCCCACACTCTTTCGTGAAGAAAATATCCAAGGGCTTCCCAGCCAATATAAATAAGAGCACCAAGGCTTGCATACTCCCACTCACCAGTAAATAAATATATTACTCCAGCGACACCAACAAGGTGAAAGGTTTCCCAACTTGCTGTTTTTAGTAGTGTTCTTTTTGTTGACTCCATTATACTGCCACCTGATTTGTGCTTCCGCCACCGCCACCAGATGATTTCTTTGCAGCAGGCTTTGCAGCCTTCTTAGCAGCATCTGCTGATGTTGCCTTGGCAGGTGTTGCTGCCAATTTGTTTAGCAGTGGAGCATTTTCTTCTCCAGTATAAACTGGACGACCCCAACCAACAACAGCATTAACTAACTTCTTTTTGTTATTCTTAACATATCCACGAGTCTTTTCTACACACATTCCGCCATTTCTCTGGTCTCCCTTTGAAGTTCCTGATGTGTTTCCTTCAATAACCTGGATAGTTCCATCACCGTTGTTCTTAATGCAAAGACCAACATGCGAAATACGATTTACTCCATCTTCTGGGAAATCAAAATAGATCCAGTCTCCTGCTTGTGGATCATCGTTTCGAGCATCTGACCAACGCTCAGCCTTCTTAAACCAGTCTGCTGCTGCTACTGTCGATGCAGTCTTAGGGAATGATTTTACTCCCGCAGTAAATGCTGACCAAGAAACAAAGGACTGGCACCATGGTTGGAAGTTTACCTTAATCCATGCACCGTACTTCGTTTCGTTATCCTTTGGGCCTTCAATTGTGCCCACTTCTTTCTTTGCAACCTCAATGATTGCCTCTAGACTACCTTTTGCTGCCATCATATTCCTCCTATAGGACTATATATATTATACCATTATACATCATTTGGGCCAATAAGACCCAAAAACCTTTGAGACCACCAATAGTGAAAAAGGTACCCTAGGTGGCCATCTCTTTTAGTTACTAAGTTTTTCTTGCTAAGTACTTCATCATCAAATAAGTTTTTACCTTTTGAAAAAATATCATCTGCATCTGACATCTCAATAAAATTTTTAAAAACATTTAGGTTTTTGTAGTTTTTTCCGTCAGGAACAGAGTATGTTGACCAAACCAATTCTATATTGTTTGACAAACAGTATTCTTCAAATAGTTTTATCAAGTTTATAAACTTTGGAACTGATTCTCTTTGTTCTTTTAGCGTTTGTTTTTGTCTTACACTACCATCTTTTAACATAAATGACTTTCTATTATAAAATGCAGTCTTTATTGAATAAAGATAAATCTCTTCATCATTTTCAGTACCTTGCCACTCAAAGTCTCTTGATAGATTTGGGAACAATATATAGATTTTATTTGGTTTTCCATATTTTTTAATATATTGCATTATGTTTGAGATAATTAAATCATGGCCCCAGCCACCTCTTGACAAGTTAAAAAATCCAGATATTTTTTTTGTCTCAGAAAGTTTTTTGTATGTCATATAAGACCAACAAGAATCTAAATTTCCACCAATACCTTCTGTTTCTGAGCAACCAGAAAATAAAATATGATCTCCATCATGGAGGTCTGTAAACTCGTCTGAGCGATACCCATAAGAGTTAAAATAGTATCTTACGCTATCATCCTGATCACAATCTTTTTTAAGAACTTCACCAGTAATAAGGAACTCTTCTTCTTTTTCTCTGACAACATGATCTAACTGATCAAAGAAAATAGCGTGAGTGTGCCTTCCTTTCCAAACTTTTTTCATCCAGTATTCAGTTAATTCTTTGTGTGGTTTCATAAATTTACTCCAACAATCCTTGTATTGTATTCCTTTTCCCATTTAATGACATCAGTCTCATCATTAAGAAGTGGTTGCCCTTTTATGTTAAGGCTAGTATTAAGCAATACTGGAACACCAGTTTCAAGATAAAACTTATTTAAAACCCTGTACAGGCCACGATGCTGCTCTCTGTTGACAGTTTGAACTCTTGATGTCCCATCAGCATGTACCACAGAAGGTATTTTGTCTGGCTGAAGACACTTGACTGTGTACTGCATGTAAGGGCTTGCAAAGTCCATATCAAACCATTTAGATGCACACTCCTCCATAACTACTGGAGCAAATGGTCTAAATAACTCTCTTTGTTTAATTAGATTAACTTTATCTTTAATATTAGGATCTCGTGGGTCAGCCAAGATGCTTCTATTTCCTAATGCTCTTGGACCGTATTCTGCTTTGCCTGTTGCTACTGCTACGATTCCATCCTTCAATATGCCGTCCACAATTTGCTGGACTGGATACTCTCCACCAAGATCATAGCCAAGATATGGAGTCTTCCAGTTAAGGTGTTTTCCGTATAGTGCTGCTGCTGCGCCTAAAGAACTACCAGCATCTCCTGGATTGGGCATGATCCAAATCATATCAAAAATATTCCATAGCAGCGTATTTGCTGAAGAGTTAAGGGCGCAACCACCCATAAATACTAGGTTGCTTTTCCCAGTCATTCTTTTTGCCATACGCATAAACTGATTTAGTCTTTGCTCATACACAACCTGAACTGCAGCGGCAATATCAAACTTGTCTTGCTCAGTAATTACCATACCCCAGTCATTGATCCCCTTATGAAAGTTATATTTTTGTTGATCGTACTCTGGAAAATACTCGTCTACTTCTTTATAATATCTTCGCCAGTCTCCATAAGCAGCCATACCCATCATAATGTATTCTTCTTGGTTTGGCATAAGGCCAATCAATTGTGTAAATGCAGAGTAGAACAGTCCAAAACTGACTGGATAATTTTGCTTATATTTAAGTTTAATCTTTTCACCTTCACCAACCCAGATTGTTGATGTGTTAAATTCACCAATTGCATCTAGGACTACGATACAGGCATCGTTAAAAGAACTAGTATAGTACCCTGCTGCTGCATGAGAGTAGTGATGTCCAAAGTTTTTTCTTGGTAAATCTCCAAGTTCTGTAGATTCAAACCATGGCCTGGCTCCCCCAAAACCTCCACGAGTTTTTACCCTAAGTTTCTTAAGTAAAGGCTTTTCATAATAGGCAATCTGATCTGGATACCCATATTGCAAAGCATCTTTAATAAGTTCTTTATTTGTAAACCAGTCATTTTTTTGCTTACTATATCTTTCTGAATGCCCAGCAAAAAGTATCTCCCCATCTTTTATCAAAGACACTGATGCGTCATGGGTAGTTTCATTAATGCCTAGTATTATCATTGTTCTCCAAATTAATAAATATAGTTATTATCTCTAGGAAGTTTTTTAATTTTTCTTTTGATAATGTAGTACCTTATCATTTTAATTATTTTTTTCATTTTAAAGCAACGGGATCCAGTGTTGTTCTATTGTGTGACGACCAGCATTAAGCAAAGACTTGAGAGGCTGAATGTCATAGGCAACTGTTATTCTAGATCCAGGCCAGTCCCAGTCACCCTGTGCGTGTGGGTGACCCATTTCTGAAACAATCATTCTATTATCAATGTTATGATTTGCAACCTCTTTGTTTGGATCGCCAAAAAGTCTGTAGTATGTGGTTGATGGTTCAGCCTTTACACAATAATATCCGTGGAAATTAGGAGCACCTGGAGCACCATGATCGTGCCAGTTTAGTTTTCCATTTCCTGCCTCATTAATATTAAACCAACCCTGAACATAGTATTGCTGTTTTTCAAAATCTACTCCGTAGTAAAGACATGCTTCTTTAACTGTGTCAGATAGTTCTGAGTATAACTTATGCAAAGATGGATGATAAAGTTGAAACACATTGTACTCTCTCCATTTTACAGTTGATAAACTTCCAGACTCTAGCCACACACCTTCGTCATTTTCCATTGTGCTGACACCACGAAGTTGTGCATCTTTGATTAGTTGATACTTGACTTCTAAAAACTTAGCAAGTTCATCTAAATCATTGTCCAAATATCTTTCAAAAAACTTATGAGGTCTGTTACTTTGTAACGCAGGACCATTGGTGTTTAGCATTAACTATCTCCTTTATTATATGTTGTTCCGTACTGCTATAACAATTATACACTACTTGCTGCCCCACCTGGCTTCGATCCAGGGACATCCGAATTAACAGTTCGGCACTCTACCAACTGAGTTATAGGGCAATGGGGCAGTTTAAAGTCATGCCTAGGACTATTATTTAGTTACGAATGTATGATGCTGTACCAATTAAAATCTTTGGAAGAGAGTTTAGGTACTCTCCAAAAGTCTTAAATGTATTTCGGTTTACATATGATGCTGCTGATACTACAGTTGCTACAGAACTTCCAGCAGTATCTGTTGGAGATCCGTTATACTTTGTGATGCTTACCTTACCAGGTGAAACCATTGCAAGGCCAGGGCCCGTATTAGTTGCTCTTTCAAGTTGGGTTGCATTTGCAAGCGCTCCAACAGGAATTACACCATTAACACATGATGGAAATCCGATAACATCTGTTCGACGGTCATTGCCAGTTGCAACAAAAACTGGAATATTGTTAGCACTCAATGATGCCACTGCATTAATAGTAACTGTATCTCGTGTACATAGCGCAAGATTTCCTGAACTTACTGAAGACTGACTAACTGATAGAGCATCAATACTATACTTAGATGCATTCTTTGATACCCAATCAAATGCCAAGGCTAGTGCTTTTGCATCTCCTCGTGAGTTTCCAAGAGTTGTAACATCGTTAAATCGAATAAAGACAATCTTTAAGTTTGGATTTACTGTCAAAGCAGACTTAACCATAGCATCACCATGGAAGGTTCCGTTGTTAAGATCAAAGTTGATTCCGTTCTTCTGCATTGGCCATGGTGCCGATGCTGCCTTTGGTCCTTCCATAAATAACTGGCCATTAGGACATGCCATGCTCTTTGCTGTTGTAAAGCAAACTTCGTGAATAATTGAGTTAAACTTTGTAGAATCAATAGCAGAGTCAATAATTGCTAAAACCTTTTGATCTTCTGCTTGTGATGGCTGCATTGCTGTAAATGCAATGGTAATTGATAGTAGTGCTAGTAGTACTTTCTTCATTGTTTTCTCCTTGTTGTTTATTGTTTGATTTTTAAAACTACTTGGCATGGGTCTCCGCCTTCTTCCCACTCTTGCTGTTCTTCCTCTGTCATGTAGGGGTCTCCTTCATGCGTATTACAGAACGGCTCTGTTATCCATCCCCGCTCAATTCCATTCTCAAGCCAGATCTCAAACTCATCAAAGTCTGACTCTATATTTTGAATGTCTTTTAGGATCTCTTCAAATTCTTCGCTCATATGTTAAGTATACTCCTAAGCGCTTATGATGTCAACTGGACCCATGCATGATGGGTTAAATTTAATTGCTGCGGAGACTGCTTGATTAACTCTGTTCCTTGCATTTTTTTGCTTGTCTGTTGCATATAAAACCCCGTATGCATATTCTGATCCAGAGCCGATAGAAACATACGGTAATGAGTATTTAGATAAAGACATGTCTCCAGAACTATGCTCATAGATTTCACCACGAATGCCAATAATCAAACTAAGTTCACCTTCTTTGGATGTGTCGATCCAAAACTCGTTATAAAATTCACGAAGTTCTTTGATAAACTTTGTATGCATAAACTTATCTGTATCTTTAATGTTAGGTGCTGATGGTCTAAAGTTGTGTCTGATTCTGTCCCCGTCCATTGATCCAGCATAACCAATTAGATACGGACCAACTCTCCAAACCTTTGGTGACTCAAGTGAAAGAATAACTCCATCATCTGATGCTCCACGATCTCCAGCCATATAAATCTTATCTTCATGGCGTAAAGCAACAATACAGGTCATGACAAAGCCCTCTCCAGATAGGTGATACTTAAGTATACCATTGCCCAGAGAGGGCTGTCAACTATAACCTACAATGACTAATTAGCCTTTTTATCTACAGTCTTAAATGCTTCATTTATTTCTGCGATTGTAAGTTTGCCATCGTCCAAAAAAGCCCTTGCCAGTCTTTCAACGACTGTTGCTACGCCTAATAGACCTGCGAGCATTACTGCCTGGATAGTATCAATTCCTACTACTGCTCCAGCACCAAGTACTGAGAGACCAGAAGCAGCAAATACTGCTACGATACGCATCAAGACATTTGGGAGAGCCTTCTGTGGGTGCTCCTTCTTAGGAGCCACTACTACTTTCTTAGTTGCCATTTTAGTCCTCCTTTCTTAGCGGAATTGTTATTAACCAAACCACTGTGACTGCTAATGTTGCAATGCCAACAATGTCTCTGGCTGATCCTGTTAGGGTTAACCATGCAATAAAGAATCCAAGGAGGGTAAATGCTTGTGCAATTACTTCCATGCCTGCGTCCTTAAGCCATGTGAAGAATCCCTTCACAACCTTTGTTATTATTTTCATTCTTACCTCCTCATCCCAATCATTACGTTAGCAATCTGCGAAACAATGATTACTGGGATAATGACTTCTTGGGCCTTTTCTCTCTGATCGTCTGTCATGTCCATACCTAATTCAGAGAAATTAGATAGGAGTTCTGTAACATCCACTTCAAATACTGCACCAAGTGGGTCTGC